GCCGATATCGACGCCCGGTTCAATCTCGGCCATCTCCAGAAACACCGCCGGCAGCGCCACACGATCTTTAATATTCGGCCAGGCCGTCACCGCACACACACCCGGTAACTCTCCCAGCAGTTGTTGCTCAATGGCCCGGTAAAGCTGATCCAGGCTGAAAGGCTCTTCCGACACGGCATTAACTCCTCAAGTACTTTTGCAGCTCGAAGTTGAGTTCCTGCAGCAGGATCTGTAGCAAGCGCTCATCCGCCTTGCGCACCCAGCTGTCGAAATGTGGCCGCGCCTGTTCCAAGGACACCTTGGCCTTGGCCAGTGGAAACCGGCTGCCATTTTCAGCGACCCAACCCGAACTCGGCCCGCGCCCCGAGGACACCGCACTGTCGGGATAATCGTCCGCATCGAAATGCTTGCTCGCCGTGCGGATCCAGATATCGGGCTTGTTGCCGTAGACCTGCTTGAGGAACGCACCCTGGTACCGCCGCCCGGCCACCGACACGCCGCTGCCAGTCTGCCGCGCGCGGCCGATCCGGCTGGACTCGATGGCGTTCAAGCCAAACCACAGCTTGCCGCTCATGGCCCCGCCGGTGACCGGGTAGCTGCGCAACCGTTGACGCACCGCCGCGACAGCGATGCGCTCCTGCCGACTGACTGCCCGGGCGATATGCGTACGCAACCAACCCAGCGTCTTGTTGATCGCTCGGCGATGTGCGGCGGCGGCCGCCTTGGGCACCACTTTGGCGAAGTCCTGGAACGCCTGCAGATCCGTCGACGAAGACTGGATGGTGACCATTCCACCGCCGGCCGACGACTTGTAATAGCTACCAATGCTCATGCACGCATCCTCAGGATCAAAGCGACCAAACCGTCACCGCTCGGTTCCAGCTGCAGCAGGTCGTAGTCACCACCACCGTCCAGGGCCGGTAGGTCGATACTGACCAACAGGCCCGGCTCCAGGCCGAGGGAATCGCTGACCCGGATTTCAAACCGAGGCTCACGCAACCCGGTGTTGAGCTTGCCGAACTTCGGCTGCAGCCAGGGCGCCGCGAACATGCCGAGCACCGGCTCATCCCGGCCTTCGATCCGTGCACTGTCGCCCAACGTTTCGAACACCACCGCGTCGACCTCGGCGACCAAGTCGCGAAAGGCCACGGTCAGAGTTCCAGGAGGATCTGCGCGAGCGGGCGCGTGCACAGGTGTAGAGGGTTCGACTGAGCTTCACCGGCCATGCCTTTGTTGAACGGCAGCGGCTCGATCTTGCTGTAGTACGGCACGCCTTCGGTGTTGACCGTTTCCATGTAGTCCGCCGGTGCGAACACCGAGATGTACAGGTCCGGCACACCTTCGGGAATCAGCAGCGCCTTGTCGTCGTGGATGAAGGTCACACCCGCGATCTTGCCGCGATAGCGCTCCCAGACGATGCCGCCGAACTCGAAACTTTCGCGGGCATCGCCACGCAAAGCAGCCGCCTGTTGACTGTTGAGGTAGGTCTCTTTGACCGACTTATGGACCAGCAGCTTGTTCCAGAAATTCTTACCGCACAGCGCTCGCGAGCCCGTGCTGGTGATACTGCCCAGGGCTTCCTCCTGCAGGTCCAACGCATCACCACACTTGACGCGAAGTTCGGTGTCCGGACTGTTCAGCCCCATGGACATTTTCTTGCGGGTCACACCAAAGGTTTTGTAGATGTCGAGCAAGACGGTGGTGCCGTCCGCGTCGAGGATTTGGCCGTTCAGCGCGCCCATGCGCTGGAATTCGTGCGTGGCATCTAGCTGTCGACGCGCTTTGGCCAGGCGCTTGTTGACCACGTCCTGCACTGCCTGCAATTCAGAACGGGTACCGAAGGCACGAATGCCCTGGATCTCGTCAGCCTTAATCGAAAAGCGCTGTGGCAGGTGCACGGTGTTGAACGGAATCAGGTTGCGTTTGCTGCCAGCCACCACCAGCCCGGAGGTACCGCGCTCACCCGCAGGCACCAGGGCCAGGGTGTCGCCGTCCTTTTCGATCTGCACGGTCAGGGTGGTGATGCCTTCTTCCTGAAACAGGCCCAAGCTGCTGATGCGGCCCGGCAGGTATTCCTGCTCATTGATGGCGGCGGTCAGCGAGGAGACCGAAAACGCATCGTCGTTAAAGATTTCAATGTCAGCCATGAAGCAATCTCCAGAATGCAAAAAACCCGCACTCGGCGGGTTGGGTAATCAGGTTGACCGTCTTAGCGAACGATCAGGAAGTGAGCGGCCAACGCCTTTTCAGCAGCTGGATCCAGTCCAGTGAGATGGGCTTCGCTGACTTCAGCCAGGCGCACCACTGCCCGACCGCGTCGGACTACATCCGACTCGCCCAGCGGGCCATAGAGAATGGCGATCGCGTTTTCGCTGCCGTCTTCGGCGGTCGGGTTGTAGGGGGCGAACTCACCGGTCAAGCTGACCAGGCCGAGGATCTGCCCCGGTTCCAATGCAGGACCGGCGGCGACATTGATGGCTTCGCGGGAAATGGTGCCCGCCGCTTCGGACAGGAGAAATTCGCCTGCATGCATCGGCTCTCGTTGGATACTCATCGTCTTGCTCCTGTTGCGGGTCGGGATTGACCGGACTGCGCGGCTTGGCGCGCGGACCAGATGGAAGGTTGATCAAGTTGTTTGGCCTGCACCTTAGGTGCTGGGTCATTGTCCAGCGGCAAGCTGTTATCAATTTCAAAGCCCTTGCCGCTACTGACGATCTTGTCGAACAGGCGCGCTCGGACCGCCGCAACGTCCAGACCCGCCGCGACATACTCGACGCTGAACTCGGGTAAGCGTGCAGCCACACAAAGGTCGTTCACGGCCTTGGCCCGCGTCAGGCCAGCCTGGACGATCTCTTCGCTTTCAAGTCGGGTGGAACTGAGCAGCGGCTCGACCAGGTTGCTGATGCCCGCCTCGGTACAACGATGGGTGATCATTAGGGCCAGCTTGGCCGAATCGACCACCGGCGGTACCAAGGGCGGATCGACGGGCTCTAACTCGGGATCTGGCTCGGGTGGCTCGTCCAGCTGGGCGAGCAATTCTGCCGGCGCATGCTGGTAACGCTGCAGCACGGCACCCTGGCCGAGACAAGCCTTCACCGTGACACCGTCACCGACTTCATCGGCCAACCCTAGGGCCACCGCCTCATTGGCGGTCAACCAGGTTTCAGCGGCAACCAAGCGCCGCAACTCATCCTCATCGATGTCCGGAGCCTTGGCTTTGTAGGCCGCAATGATGGCTTCCATCGTCTGATCGAGGACGTCGGCCACCTTGCGGAAGTCTTCGGCATCGCCTGCCGCATAAGTCCATGGGTTGTGAATCATCAGCATGGCGTTGGATGCGATCACGACACGGTGTGCGCCACATACCGCCACGCTGGCAGCACTGGCCGCCAACGCGTCGATGCGGCCAGTGCAGCGCTCGCCTAACCGTGACAGCGCATTGTGCATCGCCAGACCGTCGAACAGGTCGCCGCCGATGCTGTTGAACGCGGCGATCACCGGTGAAACACCGTCGTCCATGGCGCGCAGGTCCTGCACGAACTGATTCGCGGTAATGCCCCAAGCGCCGATCTCACCGTAGACAAACACTTCGATCACCCGCTCGGTAGCCTCGCCGCCGGCCTGCAGAGCGTACCAGGTCTTGTCCTGCACCGGCACGCGTTTGCCCGCCCGGTTATAAACGCGTGGCCGCGCCTTCTTGCTCATGGTTGCTCCTTGTCGTCGACGGGGACGAACGCGTCAAGAGTGGTGTAATTGAGGCCAAGGGTTGTGGCCCTGGCCAAATCAGCGGCATTTTCAGCATCGACCGTTTCAGCGTCATAGCCGGTACGCAGGACCATTTCACTGCGCGAGGTGAAGCCGGCCTGGACTTCCATCCGTCGCGCCTGTACGTCCTGCACCGGCTGGATGTAGGCCCAGCCTTGCGGTACCCAACGAGTGCGCAGGTATTCACGGCGCCGCTGGGCGTAGTCATCCAGCTGGAGGACACCGGACAGCACCGCCATGTCCATCCACGCCGCCCGGACCGGACGGCACAGCTGGTGCACGTACACGCTGAACTGAAGTTGTTCCAGACGGCGTCGAAACTCGTTGAGTACCACCCGCAGCGCCCGGTCGTTAACCTCGCGCATGTCGCCGGTGAGAATTTCGTATGGCGTCCCGGTCCCTGCTGCTGCTGCCATCAGCTGCTGCCGCATGAAGTCGGGATAGTTGTTGCCGGCGTCTGGAGGCTTGGAAAACTCAACCTCCTCACCCGGCCCCAGTTCCTGCATGGTGCCGGGCTCCAGCGCGACCATCGGCGTGAAGCCGTCGCGATCCAGGCTCAGCGGCTGGCCGGTGACCGGATCCCTTGGCACGGGGCCGGAGTCCGGGGCTGGCCGACTGATAAAGCCGGCAAACAGGTTGGCCACTTCCTGCCGGAACAGCACCGCGTCGTCGTAGTTGTCGAGACTGCGCAGGCGCTTCAACACCGGCGACAAGCGCGGTACGCCGCGCAACTGGCCCGGTTCGACCGGTTCGAAAATGTGCAGCACTTGCGCAGCCGGTACGCGCACCAGTTGGTTGTACCCCGCATTCAGCGATGAGGCATCGCGCGGATGTGCCAGGTACATCCAGTACGCCACGCGCTTGCCGCCGGGGGTGAACTCGATGCCTGCACGGATGAAGTTGCCGTCACGGGTGGTCTCGAACTTGTCATGCGGAACAAACTCCGGAGCCAGGATCTGCAGCTGCAACGGCACCGCGAGGCCTTCGTCCAGACCACGCGGACGCAACCGCACAAAACATTCGCCCGAGGTTTCCACCGTGCGGGCCACCAGCGCCTGCTGGCCATTGAAGTCGGTACGCTCGTCGGCGTCCGATTCATCGATCCAGTCGTCCCAAAGTTCCTGCAGCAATTTGCGCAGGGCTTCGTTGTCGGTTTTCGGTCGCGGTGTGATGCCGGTACCGATCAAGTTACTGACGCGCTTGTCGATCACGTTGTAGGCATACGGGTCATTGCGAACCGCTGCCCGCGATCGTGAGCGCAGATTGCGCAGCGCCGGGGTGTTGATGCTGTTGATCCCGTTGTCCGGCGCATCCCAGCCAGTGGAACGGCGGCCCTCTCCGGCGCCTTCGTAACTGGCTTTGATGTTCGACGGCAGCACGAATCCGTTACGGGTGAGCGTCGGATAGCGGGCCATTAGAGTCCTTTGCCTCCGTGACAAAGCCGAACGACGCGAGAGCGCGGCCCGGCCGAGTTCACCAGTGAGGTGCGGATCTCGTCGCGAGCTTTGAGTAGCTCGTCGATGGATCGGTATTCCACGGTGCGGTCGCCATAGCGCACGGTTTTCTCACCGCGTGCGATAGCCCCCTCAACCGCGTCGAGGTGCTTCTGGGTAAATGACATATCAGCGTCTCTTCAGATAACCGCTGCTGGAACTGCGGCGTTGAGGTGGCGGTGCAGCAGGTCGCGATGGCACACCCTGCGCGATAGGCTGTGAAGCTGACTTGAGCGTAGGAAGCGCATCAGTGGTTTCAACTTCCTGAACTTCGACAGAACTGCTGGAGCTGGCTTTGTCGGCAAACAACTCCGACTGCGCTAGTGCCTGAGTCACACGATCCCAATCGCGTTCCTTGTATCGATCCAACCCCAGGTAGTGCGCCATCGCTAGGCAATACACCATCAGGTCTAATGCTTCGTTGCGCTCAGACTTACCTTTGATCCATTCGGTAACCGGTTTATTTTTCACATAGCGAGTAATTCGGCGCTCGGCCACGCATTGGGCAAAAAAGTCTTCCGGCAGATCTTTGGCAAAGTGCAATGCACCCGGCCCGGATTCGAACGGGTATCGGTTGTAAATCCAATCCTTCGCCGTGTCGGTACCGACGATCCACAACTCGGCACCATTACGTTCGGTCTGGCCTCGCCAAGTCACGTCGACCATCGAAGGCCGTTGGGCAATTGGCGGTTTTCCGGGCTTGCTCGCGCCCTTGATAGCGAAGACATTGCGCCAGCGGCGGACGCGGCAAAACTGATAAACATCATTGGTGTGGTGGCCACCCGTGTCGACGGCGGTTGCCAGAATCGTCAATCCAACCCCACAGGGATGCCAATAACGCGCCTTCAGTTTTTCATCCAGCGCAGACCAAGTCTGTTCATCCGAAGGGTTACCCATGATCACTTGGTGGTCGATGATCCAACGCTCCATCCCGACACCCCAGCCCATGACCATGAACTCAAGCCGGTTGGCTTGGACATCGACCGAAGCCGTGAGCATCAATGCTCCGCTAGGTACAGAGCCCAACACGTAATCTTCTTGCAGTGCACGAGCCTGCAACACACTAGCCTTGGTCTGCTCTTGAGTACTGTCCCAAACCTTTGCAAGCCGAGTGTTGAAAAACACCTGCATTGCTTCGAGGTCACCACTGGCCTGTTTGATAACGGCTTCGTCGTAATCCTTGGCCATCGACAACCAACTCGTCCAACCCAGCGGGGCATAAAGTGCGTTGAGATGAAAACCTACGGTTTCACCATCCCCTTCAGCATGCGAACGCCATTCGCCTTTGGCGAGCATCTCACCCTTGTGGTGCTCTTCAATCAGCACTCCGCAATTAGGGCCACTGCACAGGTATTCAACCCGGCTGTAGTCCTCGGTGTACTTGAGGTTTTCCCACTCCAGCACTTGCATATGCTGACAATGAGGACATGGGACATAGTAGTAACGCTGGTCGCTCATGGCGAAAAGATCGGCGATACGCGATGCACCTTTAAGAGTCGGGGAGCTGGAGAAGTAAAACTTAGCCTTCCTGCCAAATGTACTCCCCCGGATCTCGGCCAGTTTCACCGGGTCACCTTCGTTACCCACATCGACCTCCCAACGGTCGATCTCATCGCCATAGATAAATCGAGCAGCCAGTTCAGCCAAGTTGGCCGCTGAGCCAGCGGTCACCGCGTAAAGCGTACCGCCTTCAAACTCTTTGGTGTCCTGGGTGTTCTTCGCATCACGCGAGCGCGGCGCAGCCACCCTTTCACGTAGAACCGGCGTTGCATCTATCGTTTTGCTGATTCGTGACGAAACCCGTGAAGCCAGTTTGAGCGTGGGCAGTAGCGTCAAAATGTTCGATGGCGACATGTGAATCAACGCGCCGATCCAGTTCAGCGCGATCTGCGTTTTCATCAGTTGCGAAGCCACCATGGTGACCACTCGCTTACACGGGTGAGCCGGAGACAGACAGCGCATGGGCTCACGGGCATACGGCGTTCGAGAGGTTCGGTATTGGCCTGGTTCAGCGGCACCGACACTGCGCGGTATTCGCATGTATTCATCCGCCCATTCATCGACCCAAAGATCTGGATCGGGGCGCAAGCCACGAAAATACGCAACACGGTAAACCTCTGCTCCGTCTGCGTATGGGAAGTGCATAAGAGTCAGCTCTTTGTGGATAGTGCTCGGGAAAGATCGCTGGCAGACATACGCTCAGCGTCTTCGAGGGTTCTGCGAATCGCCGCCGTCAAGTGTTTCTCGATTTCCCAGGGATCGGTCATCGCAACCAATTCCGATGCGATCTGCGGCGGCATGCCGAGGAGGAGATCACGCAGCATACGACCGGCCTCGAAGGCGGCTTTATCAACGACTTCAGCCTCAACCAAAGAACCGTTTTCTTTGCGTACTTGGCTTTCAATCTGCTCTGCCTGAGCATGTTCACGTCGCGCACGAGAGCGTTGATAATCTGGAATGACCGGCTGCGAAACTTGAGCGGGCTGCGACGAAAGTACTGGGGCAACGAGACCCGTGCGTTGTTTGTCATGAGCGTGACGGACACTCACTCCGACCTTACTGGGGTCACGCGTCATCGCTAGGAATTGCTCGCTGGCATCAACATCGATCAGCCCTGCCTCATCCAACACTAACCGATTATTGAGTATCAATTTGCTTATGTGCTGCTTGGACCAGCCCTTCAGCTCGCCGTATTCCTTACGTGTCAGAAACGCCATGTAACCTCCTATTTCCAAGCCCGGTCAACTGGTCAACCAGTCAACTGAGGTCAACTAACTTTCAAACCCAGCCACTAACTAAAAGCCGCGGGTTTCCGACCCCGTACCCGCCGGATAACCCTAGGGTCCCCGGCGATTTTCGGCGACCAGGGCGGGAAACTTCACCCCTGTTTGCCTCCGGCGGGTGGCACTTCGCAGACACCCAGTCGCTTCGCCGCCCAGCGTTCGTAAAGGCCGATAGCAACATCGGCGCCGGCCATCGCGGTCAGGCAACCCAAGCTGCCTGCCGCCCAGATCGACATGCCTGCTGCGATCATCAACATCATCGCCGACACCCCGCAGGCAATGCAGGCACCGGACCTTAGCGCCAGGCGTCGCAACAGCACCCAGCCCCGCGCCCCATCCTTGTCGGCTCGCCACATCTCGCCCGATACGCCGCCGACCAAGGCTAGGACGATCACTAACCAGATTGGCATCTCTGCCAGCGCTTGCTGCTCGTTCGTCATCGCCCTACTCCATAAACGCAAAAACCCGGCGCAATGGCCGGGTTTGGTGTGTGGTGCTTGCCGCTCTCTGCGGTCGCACCTATCGAAGATGGGTACTTTTTACAGGTGGATTCCGGTGGCAGCAAGCGAGTTTTAATGCCATGGATCAATATGGGTGCAACGTGGGTGTGACGCAGGTACAACAGAGGGACAACACATTCAATCGGCTATCGCTTCTGGTGCTCGGTCCTACTTGTCCCACCATCATAATTCGAAGTAGGACAGCTACAGGCGCCTAGAATCGGGGCTCCGCCCTACTGTCCTACCTTATTTAACTTTTCCTTGTGTATAGAGAGAAAACTAAAAGCACGCATGCGCGCCATGGGCGCGACTACGTGCCCGCTATGCTTACGTGTGCATGGTGCGGGCAAAGGTTGGACAGTAGGACAGCCCAGCAACGGCGCGGCCTGCACTTGTCCGACTGCACTAAATGGCAGTCGGACAAGGCCGGACAGTAGGACAAAAGCACACGGAGTGACGCAAAGGCTCATGCAGCCTTCCCCATCAACAAACCTGCGATATGCAGGTGCGCCTCATGCAGACGCTGATAGTAGGTATCGCGGCTGCAACCGCAGTGGGTGTACTTCTGCGACAGAAAGCTTTCATGGTTGCAGTAGTGTTCCCACACCACCACCGATAGCTGCGCCGGCAGATGTTTGTTGACGATCAGCTCAATATCCGCCGATTCGTCCAACAGCACCCGACTACCCCGAGTGCCCCGGATCAGCTCGCCCTTACACTCCATCAACATGGCAATCATGTTGCCTCCACTCGCACCACCATAAGTTTCAGGAGCCGGTGAATGCAGGTCCTGCGCCCAGAGCTTGAGCATTTCATCGATTCGCTTAATCAAAGCAAGGCTCCTCTACCACCGCCTGCTGCAATGCAGACGCTCGCCCCCACGTTGCGGGCTTCTGATAGGCCCACTGGCGTACACCGCTTTTTGCCAACGCCGGCATACGCTTCTTGCGCCAGCCCAGCCGGTGCATGATCGCGCCGACTCGCATCTGTTCAGGCTTGCCCCAATGCCCGAAATCGAGCTTGAGAGCCTGGGTCAAAATCTCGTTGCCGGTAGCGGTCTCGCCGATCTGCGATTCTTCCAACCAGGTCAGGATTGGCCCTTCCCACTCGTCCACAACAAAGCGCTCGTCCTGTGCCTCGGCGAACATCCAGGATTCGTCCTTCGTCACCCACCAGATATCACCGGCCTCAAAACAGAACACCGCCTCGGCCCACAGCTGGTCGCGGATCTCACGCAGTTGCTCCAGATCGACCTTGTTGCAGAACACCGGCCAGTAACGTCGGTTACCTGTGGCGTCCTTGAGGTATTCCTCTTGGTTGGTGGTACCCACGAACACACACTGACGTGGCACATCGTTTGTTCTGCGGCCATAGCTCTCGCGATAGGTGTCGGTGGAGGCCGAAAAGAACTGCTTGGCCTTGGTGCTCTCAGCCTTGTTGAAACTGTCCAGCTCACCCAGCTCGACAATCCACTTGCCGCGAATCGCCTGAAAGCTGTCCTTGTCACCGAGGGCAAAAGGCGTATCCATAAACCACTCGCCGCCGAGAATCCCCATGGCGGTGGACTTACCTTCACCCTGCCCACCTTCGAGAATCATCACCGAGTCGGCCTTGCAGCCAGGGCGCATGACCCTGGCCACCGCAGAGATCGGCCAACGCTTGCCGACCTTGGCGGAATACTCGCTGGCCTGGACACCCAGCACATCGGTCAACCAGCTTTCCAGCCGGGGCACACGGTCCCACTCCAGCTTCTCCAGGTACTCACGCACCGGGTGAAACGAATGGTCGTGGGCAACCACACTGACCGCCTCGATCACATGGGACGCTTTCACTCGTAAGTTGTACTGCTGGGCGAGCCACTTCATCACCCGCATGTCATCGATGTCGGCCCAATCCCCGGCCCCGCCACCGAAGGGGGCGGACCGCAGCTTGACGATCTTCGAGCTGAACACGCTGTAACCGATCACGCCGGCCCAGCGCTCGTCATTACCCAAGATCAGTTCGACATTCTGCATGTGCGCAATCAGGGAGCCGTTTTCCGTACGGGCCAACTGATCTTTCCAACCACCAGCTGCAGGAGGCTTGACCAGCGCCAACACTTGGCGGCGGACAGCCTCCAAGCCTTCGGCAATATGCAGGTCGTTGAAGTCAGTCCACTTGATCTCACGCTCGCCAGAGAAGACGGGGCCAACCACCTGGCCACCGACGATTAACGCCGCGTTGTTGGCCTTTTCTTCACCTGGGTTCCAAGGCTCGCCATTGAGGCGTTTGGTTTTCCAGTCATCGTCCCGGCAGAGGACCAATGGGCAGCCGGGGAAACGCTCGCGCATGGCCTTGGAGACCGGGAGTAAGTTGCCCGCATCGAATGCGATAGCGACTGTCAGTGACGTCGCCATGTGCAGGCTAGCCCCCGTGGCGTAGCCCTCACATACCAACACCGGCTCCCCCGGTTCAGGGTGCGGGCCAATCAGATGGAAGGCGCCTTCCTTCGACATGCCGGCGGGCCAGTAGGCCTTGTCGCGCCCAGTGTCTTCTTGCTTTGCCGGGAAGATTACTTGCAGGCCAACGATCTGATCCCGCACGTTGCACATAGGCACTAAAAATGCGCCGGTACGGGGCGCATAGCGAACCCTGAAGCCGACGACCTGCTTTCGATCCAAATAGGCGCATTTGCCCTTCTCAGGCATGCGCTTGAACAGGCCCGCTGCACGGTTAGCTGCTCGACGTGCAGCGTTGGCTGCAATCTCAGCAGCCCTGCGTTTTGCCTCCTCCTGGCGAGCACGCATAACTTCGCGTTCTTCGGGGCTCATACGCCCGGCCTTGACCTTGATTTTCTGGGTATCGCCGGAGCGCCAGTCACCGAAACTGCCGAAGATCAGCGTTTCGTCTTTCTCGGTCCGGTGCTCATGGATTACATACCAGCCATTCTTTTCCTTACCCTTGTCCTGGGCAGTCTTGCATCGGGTGAGCTTGCCAAAGATCAGCGGCTGCTCAGGCTCAAGGCCATAGTCTGCGAATTGCCCCAACACCTCATCGAGCATGGCGAGCCTCCCGTGCTTCGTTGATGGATTGGCAACTCACACACTGCGAGCAACCCGGTAGAGCCAACCGACGAGCCTCCGGAATCGGCTCATCGCAACCCTCGCAAAACAGAAACGAATGCGCCGCCAAGGCTGGCCTGGCAGCATTACGTGCAGCTAGCGCCTGATCGAGGCGCTCCTGCATTAGATCGTTAGCGAAATCAGCAATATCAGCCACGCTCAGCACCCCGCGTTGTCTGGTTGACATACGCAGCGCGGTTGAACATTCCGAGCAGCCCCTGTATCCCGCGAAACACCTGCAGGCGAATTGCGGCAAGTTCCTCGTCGGACACCACCCCATCGCCGATGCTCTTAGCCCAGGTATCAGCCAAATCCGCCACCTGCCGAAAGTACTCAGCAATACCGGTGGTCAACGTTTCGGGCATGTCATTGGTGTACGCCTCGGCCAGTTCCTGCCAGGTCGTGTCACCGACCAATGCATGCACCGCATCCAGAATACGGCGATCCTTGGTCAGCTCCAGGATCTCGCCGAACTCCTGAATGTTCACCGTATGGCTCGGGTGCGTGGGTGAGAGTTTGTGCTGCAGTGTGGTGGCGTTTCTGCCAGTGGTGGCGGCGATTGCAGCGGCGCCGCCGGGATAGTCCCGAGCAGCATGGTAAAGCGCGAGATCAAGCGGCAGAACTTCCCGCTGCGCCCGCTGAATAGAACTCAGAGCGATTCGGCTCATGGCATTAATCCTTATAAGTTGCCAGTGCCGCGCGACATGCAGTGGTGATACATTTGCCGCGTGGCTTGAAGAGGCCCAAACGCCGGCTAGATCTTAGAGATCGACACCGGTACCGTGCCGGGGCGAGCAATCCGTTGCTCACCCCTGGCGCAACAGCTGCCAAATCTGTGGTGGAAAAGGCAGCAACACCAAGGCCTCCATGCCTTGGAAAAGCGCGATAAAGGGAGGTGGTTAGCATGTGGTGTGCCCGCCTATCTTTATCGCGACCCGACAGCGCTGTGGTGGTGCGAGCCGGGAGGAACTGGGCGGCCTTTTGGTCGCCTTTTTTCTAAGCAGCTTTTGATGTTTCAATCTCTGGAGGAAAAACATCATCTAGTGAGCAAGTGGCCCCCAACTGATTCAGGGCGGAGGTGATTGCCCTGCACTCACTAAGCCCCGGCATCCTATGACCAGACTCGTAATTACTTAGCCTGGTCTGGGTCCAACCAAGCAGTTCACCCAGATCCCTTTGCTTTATCTGTGCCTCCTTTCTGAGGCAGGCAATTCGATTCATGAACTTGGCTCCTTTTGATAGGCGCACTCTAAACACGTATCGTGATTATTTCAACACGATAAGTGAGAAAAAAACATTTCATTACGTGATAAAAATTCCGAATGGAAACTTTAGGCTCCCGCATCAAGCGGCTCAGAAAACAAAAAGGCTTCAGCCAGAAAAATTTGGCTGAACAGTGCGGCTGGTCATCACAGTCGCGAATAGGTAACTACGAGAGTGATCTCAGAGAGCCAAATCTTGCAGATCTGACACTGCTTGCGCCTGCCTTAGGCGTTTCGGTCGCAGAGCTGATCAGTGGCACTGACTCCCAACAGATTTTTTCAGCATTAGCCAATCAAGCCCATCACCCCTCGACCCTGCCACCATTGAAAACGGGAAGCGTTGTTAGGCCAATTGGCCCTACGAAGGAAGGAGTGGTGCCCGTGGTAGGCACAGCAAAGCTAGGGATGGATGGATTCTTTGAGGCGCTGGACTTCCCAGTTGGTCATGGAGATGGGTATCTCCACATCTATAGTGATGACCCCAATGCTTATGGCCTTAGAGTCATTGGCGATAGCATGCATCCACGAATCAAAAGCGGCGAATACGTTCTCATTGAACCCAATAAAGTGTTCGTCACTGGAGATGAGGTCATGGTGCAGACTCAAGATGGCCGCTCAATGATCAAAGAGTTCATTTACCTGCGAGACGGGGTATATCGATTCGACAGCGTTAACCAGGACCATAGCCCGCTCCATCTCGATCAAAATTTGGTAACCAAGGTCCATCTGGTAGGCGGAATACTGAAATCATCACGGTTTGCGCACGACAAACCAGAGTAATCACATTTCGTGTTGACACGATAAACACAATGCGTGATATTTGCCTCACTCTTCCACCACAGAGCGAGGCAATATCATGCACACCACAGCCACCCTGCACGTTCATCCGGCGTGCACCAGCAATCGGAAACTGATCGAGCAGCTGCAATTCACCACCGGCTGCCTGATCGTCATCCACAACAACAAACCTAAGCTTGTCGCGAAAAGCTACGACCCAGCCCCCTTCGATCCGAATGGCGGAGGGCACGCAGCATGAACAAGTTCAAAATCGACAACCGCACCCTGCAACTGCTGAACGCCCAGGTCAACCTAACCGAGACCTTCAGCCACGTCCTGCGTTCGACACCTAAGCGCGAAGCACTGACGTTCCGCCTCAAGGTGGAGCGCAATGCATCTGATACTTACTTCACGGTCGAACTCGGCAGCGAACGCCATTCGCTGACCTTGAAGAACGAGAAAAGGATGCACCTGAAACTCGCCGATTTCATTGAAGAAATTGCAAATGGTCCGGTAGATCCCAGCAATACGGCTGAGCGCCTGACGCCTCCTCATGCAAGCCGCCAATACGCACAGTTTGATGTCGAGCACCGACAGCAGATTTTCGAGCTTGTGCGTACCGGTGGCGTGTTGAGTCTAGACATGGGTTTCGATCTCCCCATCCACGTCGCCATCCATCGCACCCAAACACGCCCAGGCGTCACCACCATCATGAGCGTCGGCGTGAAACGTCCGCGCACAAAGTGCTTCACCGTGTGCGGTAGCGATGCCGAGATCTATGAGCAAGTAGCCGAATCCATCAACCACTTGGCTGCCGTGGCGACTCCTGCCGCGCATGCAGCCTAGGAGGCCGAGATGGAACGTAGCCTTGAAAAAGCCGCCAAGTACTTCGGCCTCACCCGACCCAAGCTGATCGCGCTCATGCATGAGAAAGGCCTTCTCAATGACCGCAACCTGCCGGCATTCCCGGTTCGCGACCACGAGTACCTGCGGATCAAGGACGGCACCTGGTACCACGAAACCGCCGGCATGCAATACAGCCAGTCGACCAAGGTCCGGCAAGCCGGCATGCGCTGGCTAGCCGAGCAACTAGGCCTCGATCTACCCGCTATTCCGGTCGACAACCGTGACGTGGCCTAGGGAATACGCCCGCCAGATCGTCGCCATGCGCACACGCGAGGAGCGCAGCGCCGCACTCCTCGAAGTGCCTGAACATCTGCGGGAGCTAACCAAACGCCACTGCCTGAATGCCTGGAATCACCCATCACGACTCAAACGCAAGGAGGCCGAGCTAGCTCATGAATAATGCCAACCAAACACCGCTGCGACTACTTCCCGCACCGGACAGCTCCACTGTCGAGATGCTGCACCAAATCTTTGGCGATGTGCTTATCCCCCTTGAAGAACTGCGCGAACGTTACTTCAGAAACCTCAACGAGAAGACGTTTTCGGAGGCCATCAACAGCGGGCGGATTCAACTCCCGGTGACGACCATCGACGAAAGCGTAAAAGCTTTGAGGTATGCCCATATCAAACACGTTGCCGCGCTGATCGACATCCGCGCCTACAAGGCAGACGAAGACATGCCGCGACCAACAACCAGCAAACCGGAATCGTGACATGTCACTTCTCAATCAATGTAGGCACTACCGAACGCCACTATCAGTGGAGGAAACAGCTAACCGCCTTTGTGGTGTGTGCTGCTTCCTTGTGGTCGACTACCGGCGTTACGACGCCCTACTCGATGAAGGTTACATGCAGTTTCAGGCCAAGCTGATGTGCGGGCTGGCCGACCCACCCGATCCTGACGACGAATAGACAACCACCAGCGGCTGCCACCACCAGCCAAGCGAAACAACTAGGAGCACACCACATGACCGCAATTCAGATTTGCGCACTGATCGTTCTTATCCTGCTCGTTGGCCTCACCTATTGGGCCGGCTATCGCGGCGGCCTCATCGACGGCCGTGTCGAGGGAATTGAAGAAGGCAAAGACATTCAGCAATCGGACAACTCGGAAGCGATCCGCAATCTGAAGCTGTTGCTTGACCAAGCTCGCGATCACCGCAAGCAACTGTACGCCCGTTACGAGCTCGCGCTAGCCACCTCGAAACTGGGGGAACCTGCACGCCAAACCCTGCTGGACATTGCGGAAAAGTTGCGAATCGCGGCCGAAACCTTCAGCGCATTCCGCACTGGAAAAAAGCTCCACCGCGAGTCACTCGCCCTTCGCGAACAGGCCCTGGCAATGGCCGCCTTGCTAGCACCCGCAGCAATAGAGGATGCAGCATGAGCCACCCGACACCAATGCTGCGTCTGACCCCACAGGTAGCCGGCGCACTGCAACAACAATTCACCAATGCGACCACCGAGCTGCAGGAAGTGACGCGTTTTCGCAAAGAGTTTGATCGCCAGCTGGCCGCACTGATCGGTAACGAAGCTCTGCGCAAACTGAACAAAGACACCAAGAACGCCCTGCTACTGGCGGACCTGGTCAAGGAGGCCGCATGAGCCAGATTCTCACCGCCACCGGAAAGCGCTTTGACCTGTACGAACCCGATGCCGATCTGATTGACCCACGTGACATAGCCCATTCGCTGGCGCACCTATGCCGCTTCAACGGCCACACTCGTGAGTTCTACAGCGTGGCACAACACGCCTGCATGGTCGCTGACCTGGTGCCTGAACAAGACAAGCTCGCAGCCCTCCTCCACGACGCGGCCGAGGCCTACATCGGCGACATGGTGCAACCGCTGAAGCAATGGATGTATGCGTACCAGGACGTCGAGCAATGGATCTGGGAACGCATCTGCACACGCTTCAACCTCGCCTCAGAACTACCGGCTTCTGTACGCCACGCCGATCTTGTCGCCTTGGCAACTGAACGCCGCGACCTGATGCCAGCAGACCCGACCACTTGGGATTGCCTGATCGATATCGAACCCAGGGCAGAAACCATCCGCCCATGGTCCGCCACCGAAGCCCGGCTCACGTTTCACCAGCGCCTGATGGACCAACTCGCTATCGAACATCGGAGGAAAGCGGCATGAAAATGGACCAGAACACCACCCAAACGTCGACCGCTTTGCTCCGCAACACCCCTGGTGTCGACATAACTGAAATAAACAGTCTCTGCTGCGCAGCAGCAGGCATTATTGCCCCTCTCAGCGCCACTGCCGAGTCACTTATACCCCACGAAAAGCTGCGCGAGGCAGCCACACCTGATGAAACGCTAGTCGCTCAGAATCGCCCGCCCGCGCAGCTTGTTCAGGGGTACAAACGTCTCTCGTTGGAGGCCACGTGAATGAGCTGGCTCTTTTCGCAGGCGCTGGTGGCGGAATACTCGGCGGCCACCTCCTCGGCTGGCGCACAGTCTGCGCCGTTGAGCGTGATGCCTACGCAGCACAAATTCTGGCGCAACGACAAACCGATGGCGTGCTCCCGGCTTTCCCAATTTGGTCTGACGTGTGCAGTTTTGACGGCCGACCATGGAAAGGGCTTGTTGACGTGGTTTCGGGAGGATTTCCTTGCCAGGACATCTCGGCCGCCGGTAACGGGCTTGGCCTCGCCGGCGCCCGCTCCGGACTGTGGCGACAGATGGCACGAATTACCGATGAGGTACGACCGCGCTACGTCGAACTGGAGAACTCACCACTGCTTGTGGGAAGAGGACTTGCCGTGGTGCTCGGTGATCTTGCCGAAATGGGGTATGACGCGCGATGGGGTGTTATCGGAGCGGCTGACTTCGGCGCGCCTCATCAGCGAGACCGGATCTGGCTCATCGCGGAAGACGCCGACCAGACGATGGCCAACGCCAGTGGCGAGCATGGCAAAGGGATCCTCCCCTGCCGCACTGACTCGCCGATCCGGGGCCGACCGTTCGAACGATCGCCTGGATCACGCCGTGATGGCTCTGGATGGTGGTCATCTGAACCCGGAATGGGCCGAGTGGCTGATGGGGTGGCCCATCGGGTGGACCGGCTTAAGGCCATTGGCAACGGACAGGTTCCAGTCGTGGCTGCGAGCGCATTCGAAGCGCTCTCCACTACCTGATCAGGAGGCCGCATGAACACGCTATTTTTACTCATGGCGCAATATAGCGGACAAGCCGTCATACCAATCAGTCAAGTATGTACTGACTACATGGGGTTGACCGTTGAAAAATTCAAAAGCAAGTGTCTATCAGGAGAGATCGACCTACCAATTGTAAGATTGGGAGCGGAATCTCAAAAAGCCGCTTTGGGCGTTCATCTCTCTGACCTTGCCAGATATATAGATATTCAACGGGCAAGAGCAAAGTCTGATCATGAAAAACTAATGGGTCGATGAGGAAATGGGGCGCAGAAACGGGGGGGCGTCTGCCCCCATCTCTTATTAGCCACGAGCAGCTAAAAGCTGAATGACTTTGGCATGTTCTTTTCTTGCCCACTCAACATATGAATCCACATCATACCTTGCAGACTTCATCAGTTTCATAGACGATGTTAGTGCTTCTTCAAACGCCTCATCATTCGAAAGATGCTGATCCACGTCTACAATCTTAGAGATCGATTCAACAACCGATATTCTGCACTTACTTACCGCGACCTCAGCATCTTCGCTTTGCAAATTAACACCACCAGCTGCCAATCCAAACGCATCAACCGCTTTAGTTGGCATCTTGGTGCACCAAAATCCGAATGAAATCATGTCACATGTAGATTTCGGGTCAAGCTTGACGTTATAGCCAAACAGTTTGAGCATTTTAGATTTATAAGCTGGTGTCTGGGAAGTCAACGCGCTCAAAACCCACTTTCCAATCCCTGCACTTACTAGATTATTAAAAGAAACACTATCAACCTTCGACGTGTCAATCTTCCGATCAACCAACACATCTGCACCAAATACATTTAGCTCTTTACACTTTTCATAAACCGCTTCATCCAACTCGAAGATATCTTCCAGAACCTTTACAAAACGCTCGAACGTATCAGCATGCACCATATCTTCATTAGTGCGAGTGGTAATGAAAAATAGCCAATCCTCATTCCGATTATCAGCCTGATACCTGAGAAGCTCAAAAAGCGCTTCATAATAATTACTTTGTGAGTCATTGGGAGGCGACTCCAAAAAACTCCCACAAAGATCAATATTCACTACATCATACGTTGGTGCTTGCTTAATGACGCTTTGATATGCAATCGAGCTCTTGTTCGACAACCTTTCGAGCTGATCTTGATGAACCCCAGAGGATGGGTCTATAAACTCTAGTCCACGGAGCTCATCAAGAGAGATAAGCTGATCCATCGTAGACTCTTTATCCTCCACAGGGATTGCATTCAGGCCCGTAAACCTTATACGCACCCCCTTGTCCGCACATGTTGAATATAACGCCCTAACATCAAGCAAGTCCGGCCCAGGCAGACTCAAATACTCTAACGACCTTGATTTAGACTTTAAATCAAGGGCATCTATCAAGCGACCGACTACACTATTCCATTGATTACTGCGAATAAATTGCTTACGTGGTTTATGCCACGGCAAAAATTTTGTCTTGAGAATGACTTTCGCATGGCTTACATCTTCGTAACCAAGCCCTGAGTCTAACTCGTCCCCGCGATCCATGCTTATCATTTCTTAACATCCAGAAGAAATATGTTACCGATTGCACTTATGAGCTTTTCTACTTCGGCGGAACTCAAGCTGGATAAGAGCCCGTAGGACTCTAGGATATTTGCAACAGCAATGAGCTTTTCCTCGTGAAGCGCTATTCGCGCTTTCTCGGTACTAGAGGATGGCCGAACAGACGAAAAAACAACTCCGCGATCAATATTAATTGTACCAGGGGAATCTAGCAGGGACGGCTGCTCTCCCTTAGACGAAGAATAGAACTTAACAGGCTTAGTGTCGGTAAAGACTTTAACTACAGAATTAATATCTGCCTTAATCTGATCTACTTTCTCCTTGTTTTTTTCAGCAGCATTTCCCTTGCTCAAAGCTTTATTTTTACTCATAAACTGTCGAAGTGCATTGTGCATCCACTTCTTCAGGTACTGAAAATGAGGGTGGGCGACGTTATAAGACTCTCGATCGATATTCAGCGCAGGATCAAGCCCTTTTATGGCAAATACTTCGCCAGTCAGTTGCCTCAGACGGGTCTGTTCAGAAATCTGATAATCAAGAAAGCTAGGATCAAACGGAGTCCCACTCGCTCCGTTGATGCGGATCAGACAGCCATTATGCTCTAACGGAACTACTTTATGGTTCCAGAGCATGTAGTATTCGAATTCGAGCTCCCCACCTCTATAACTCTCCGGCACGCTGCTTAAAGACGGATTTGCGCCCCCAACAAACATAAGCTGCCCTTTTTTCTTATCTGCCTCTCCAGCAATAGAAATTGGCCTACGCAATTCGACATCATCGATTAACACAACGAAAGGCAAGTCGCTTTCAGTACGCTTGGCACATAACTTCAGTTTTGACTCGAGTGTTTCCCCGGGAGAAAGCTCTACCTTAGTCGCAGAACTTCCTCGACCGCCATTACTAATAAGATAAACATCAACCTCATCAGAGGCACAGACATCAAATGGATGCTTTTCGATATACTGTACTGGCACAGAGAGACTAATCGACCATATCATTCTCAAATAAGAATCTATGGACTCTTTAAGCTTGACGTTTCCGCGCTTAGCATCAACAGTCAACTCGGAAACCTTTGAGACAAGCTTCTTAAACTTTTCTAAAGGCTTGTCTGTTGGCAGCCAGGGCAGCAGTGCATTAGTTATGAGCCCCTCACTGTCTAATGGATCTACTTCACCTATATGAAAGTCCGGAACACGAGGCAAATCGTTTAAATCTTCCTCAAGATCAATCTCGACTTCTTCGGGTTCATCCTCTGCTTGCCGCTGATACTGTATAGCATTCCAGGTTAGCTTTGACTGCAAACTTTCTCTTACGAACGGCCTCACCTTCAACAACGTAATTTCAGTACCCGAATGATCTAAATCTTCCGCCGGCACATACGTGATTTCAGCTCGACCGGTTACATACGTATCTTCATCAACATCCGCAACAACTTCAGACTGCGGACGAAGGATAATGTCGCAGACTAAGCGCTTATCCGCACCTTTAACCTTCGAAACGATAACAATATGATGGGTAATTTGAGAAACCGAGAACAATCCGATACCTAGCTTCCCGATTAAGCGCCGACCATTGGGACTGAGGTTCTTATCAGATATACTTGTAACCTCGTGCTCCTTACCATCATTACTTCTTTTTAAGCTACCGCCGATATTACAAATGATATGCGCCAGTGTACTTTCATCTAGTCCATGACCGTTATCACGGACCACAATTTGAGAAAAGCGCGGTGCATCCGTAAAAACCCTTACCTCAGTGGCATCGGCATCGTAGGAGTTCGCGATTAATTCACGAATCGCAGACGCCGGCTCACGATAGATCCCATCAGTAATGCGAGCAAAAACCCGCTCATTAGTTTTCAACGTCGCTACTACAGGCTTATCGTAGAGCTTTGTTTCCGACAACTGCTTCCGAAGAGCAACTTCCTCCTCGGAACGTTTACTGTTTTCAGCTACGTCTTCCATAACATACTCGCCTTACAGTACTTGTTCCATTATAGACTCTGCAATTCTTTCCGCTACCGGCGGCGGAACCGCGTTCGAAACCTGCTTAACTTGCTGACTCATGTTTCCTTCCAGCACATAATTGAAAGGAAAACCTTGCAACTGTAGAGCCTCATAGATGCTCAGACGGCGCTTACCATTTGGGTGCACGTGTATCTCACGATTTCCATATGCTACCGTCCTGCTCGGCTTCTTCCAGTCCAATTGAATAAATGAACGGCCACCGACAGGCATTATTCCGGTTTCAAAACGCTTTGATTTCGGTCGGGATGTCCAGTGGTTCTGGTGATACGGAATCGATTCTGCGACCAAACTGCTAGATAGGTATACGGGATCGGGCAAGTCACTTATGACATCACTGACGACCTTTCCCCTCAATGGGGATGGCGCAGGAAATATAAATTCACTGACACCAGAGCTCTTACACACACCAACTATAAATAAACGTCGGCGAGCTTGAGCAACTTGGTAATTACTGGCATTCAACTCTTGCTCATAAATATTAAAGTTTTGCGAAAGTTCTTTACGCAACCCTTCCAGAAAACTTTTATTCTTCTGAGCCCGTATCTCCGGCACGTTTTCAAACACAAAAAATTTCAGCCCAAATTTCTCATAAAAAGAATTTACGATAGCTGCATATTTGAGCGCTAATTGATTTCGTGGATCGTCTGCATGACGCCCTGCATTACCGCGAGAAAAACCTTGGCAAGGAGGTCCGCCAATGATCCCGGAAATTTCCGGACTCTCACCACACGTATCGACAATAGAATCACACAGCTGTTCTACAGTTGTGGCCAAGAGATCAACGACGCGCCCTAGATCCCCCGGATGATTTCTATTGTATGTTTTTATTGCAGCCGCGTCATAATCTGCGGCGTAGCAAACTTCAAAACCGGCATTGGTAAATCCCAAATCGAGACCACCCGCACCACAGAATAAACTAACAACTTTATGTGAATCAGATGAGAGGCCATTGCCTTCAGTCTTATTTTTTACTATAGCCATATCAGCGACTGAAGCTTCCATTAAAAAAACCCGCTCAAAAATTACGGCGTTATACCACATTCAACAGAGGCACTCAAACGAACATATTGAGACCCATGCACTTAAAATCACGATTGAATTGTTGCTTTAAGCCATGCCCAGCCCTTGTAAGCGTCTCCCCGGCCGCGCAAATGTGTGTATCGCCGAAGTGAATTCCAATCACGATGCCCGGAAACACTGGAGACCCGAGGGATGTCCCAGTCCATCTCGAACAGCCGACTCACCCCGTCATGTCGCAGGTCATGAAAATGCAAATCCTCAATCTCAAGGAAGAGGCATGCGCGGGTAAAGGAGGCTGACACCGACCTGCTGTTATAGGGAAAGATCTCCTTTTCCGCCTTGGGCATGGACTGGAGGATCGCCCAGGCCTCATCCGGCAAATGACACCACACGTTATTGCCGATTTTCTGCCCGGGGTTTTTCATGTCCCGCACCAGGACCGCCTGCCGGGTTTCGTCGAGGTCCTCCCAGCGGATCCGCGTAATCTCCTCCTGCCGGCGCGTCGAGTAGATCGCAAAGGCGATTAGTTTCGGCATGTCGATCTGGGCTTTGCGCCGCGTCTGCATTTCGAAATAGTGTTCCATCAGCTTGTCCAGCTCCGCCAGGCTCGGCCGACGGTTGCGCTCCTTGCTTTTGCTGACCATGCCCAGTTTGCGCAACACCTTGCGCGCGTCCGGCATGGCCAGCGGATCGACCTCATACCCCCACGCCGGCCGCGCCACGGACAGCACCGCGCCGAGGTGCGACAGATCATTGCCGACCGTTTGCGCCTGGACGTTACCGCCCGCCTTGCTCATCCGCCATTGCGCAAACTCCACCAGCTTCTGGCTGGTCAGCGCCGAATCGTCGAGATCACCCAGCCAGGTATCCTTGATCGCCTTCAACGTCGCGTTTTTGGTCTTGCCCAGCGGGCGAATTTTTTCGTATTCGTCCAGGTACTGCTCGATCATCTTCTTGATCGTCACACCCTTGCGCTTCGCGCGCGCGATGGCACCGGGCTCGGCCAGCTCCGTCTCACGGCGTTTGAGCCAAGCCTGGGCGACCTGCTTGCGGTCGAAGGTCTGGCTTTCCTGATAAACTGTCTTCCCGTCCCGATTGATCCGTATCTGCGCCGTGTAGGCCGTCGAGTTGTCCTTGCGCTTACGTGATGTGATCGTGCCCAT